GATGGGATTTTCAATGATGATGACAAAGTTGTTGCATCGGTAAAGAAATCCACGAAATCCACGAAATGCGCCCAGAAGATTCCTACGCCTAAGATTGCATCGGTTGAAGCGGATGAACTCAGCCAGCTTTGGGCGGATGACGGCGATTCGGTATTCAAGTAATGGAAAGGATTTGAGGTATAGCCTTAAAAACTATACCTCAAGCTAATCCCAAGACGGTTTTCTTGGGATTGGTTCGCAACAAGGTTAAGTGACTTTGTTGGTAAAAGACGAAGAAAAAAGGAGATAAAGATTATGGCATTGTCCTATCTTAATCGTACACAAAACGACGCGATCAAAGAGTTAGACGCGACTTGCTTCACGAAAGTGAATTTCAAGGACGGCTACACCAATGATACGCTGTCCGCTTACACACCTAACGGCGTGCTTGGCGGATCTGTCGCAGCAATCAGTGATGACTATCTAGCCATCCAAGCTGACGGCACAAACAAGCCCATCGGTTTGTTCATTAACGACGCTGCTGGCCGTGATTGGGAGAACAATCAGGCTTTGGCTTCAAACAAGATCACTATCGCTAAGGGTATGCCCTCTGTGGAAGTCGATGTCTATGAGACTGACGACTACGATGGAGCTATCACTTATGTGGTTGGTCAGTATTTGTATGCCTCCGCAGAAGGTTTTCTAACAAACGCAGTTTCCGCTGACGGCACCGTTATCGGTATCGTTACGAAGGTGCCTACTACAGCAAGTCCGACCCTCGGTCTTGACATGAGAATCTAAGGAGTATAAAAAATCATGGATATCAATCAAAGAAATCAGATTCTTGCCAAGTTTATTACGACCCCCGCTGGCCGTCAGCGCATCGCAGCCGCTTTGACCCAGCCGCTTCGTAAACGCCGTGACTATGCTTCTGTTTGCCGTAAAGCCTTTTACGTTGAGCAGTTGCCGGACGGAGCCCTACCCCTCTATGATAAGGACGCGGAAGTTACCGCGTACGTGATCGGAGAGGAAGGGCAGAATATCATATGCGTGCAGAAACCGAAACGTATCGCGGTTCCTTTGTTCGAGATCGCCTCGAACCCTGAGATTCCGCTTTCCGAGATCAAAGCCAAGCGTTTTGACCTCTTGGAGCGTTCCGTTGACCTTGCGAAGAGCGAGATCATGGCCGAGGAAGATACCAAGGCGTTTGCCTTGATGGACGCCCTTGCAGCTGATGCGACGAATCCTAACCCGGTGATTAACATCACTGGCAACCTCACCGCCAATGCCCTCGCTGATGCCTTCGCGGCTATCGAGCGCAACGACATCCGTACGGCTAACGTGTTTATGAATGCCAAGGACTTCGCCGACCTCCGTAAATGGGATCGCGATACCCTTGATCCGGTTTCTCAGGGCACGTTGCTCAAGACCGGTATCATAGCGAACGTTTGGGGAGCCAATATCGTAACATCCCGCGTGGTAACACAGGGAAGCGTTTACGTTTGCGGCGAGCCTGAGTTCTTTGGCCGCGTCCCCGTGAGAACCGATCTGACAGTTCTTTCGGCTGACGACCCGAAGGCGCGTATGGTTGGTTTTTCAGTGTTTGAAATGCTAGGAATTGGTCTAACGAATCCTCTAGCGTTGCAGAAGATCGCGATTACTCGTGTGTAATCGTAAATAGCTTGTTATAAGCAAGTTATGAAGAGCCTCAAGGTGTAAAAGCCTTGGGGCTTTTTCTCTCCTATTTATATTACGAATATAAATGATAAAAGTATTGGAACATATCCGAATATATTTAGATATAATTTACTTCGGTGATGTTCCTGTTTGTATAATAAAACATCAAGGAGATATTATGAAGATAAAAAACATAAACATAGAAGAACTAAAAAGATTATATTTGTACGAGATGAAAAGTGACAAAGAGATAGCAAAAATTTAAAATGTTTCCGATGTTGCCATATCTCAATGGAGAAAAAAGAACGGGATAAAAACATTTACTCAGAAAGACAAAATAAGAATAAGGGCTATCGATAAAAATCTATTAGACATACAGGAAATAGGGAAGGATGATTTCTTAAATCTATATAAGGAGAAAGGAAAGGTTAAGATGTCTTTATTGTTTGGATGCAGCAAGCGTCTTATAGGAGATAAATTAAAAGAGTTCGGAATCAAACCTCTCAGTAAGACAGATAGAATTTTAATCCGATGTCCGGAAACGTTTTCTAAAGAACAGAGTGATATTATATATGGATCTCTGTTGGGAGATGGACATATATCTAAATCCGGAAAAACTGCAAGGTTTGGGGAAATGCACTGTTTAGACCAAAAAGAATATCTTGAATGGAAACACTCGGCTTTAAAGCCATTTAGCAAAGAAATAAAACACGAAGACCAAGAGATGCCTAGCGGTCTTTTATCTAGGGGTTTTCATTTTTGTACATGTTTTCATCCTTTGTTTGTGGATTTTAAAAATATGTTCTATCCAAATGGTGAGAAACAATTGCCTTTCAACTTTGAGGAAAGACTTAATGGATTGATTTTGGCTATTTGGTACATGGACGACGGACACCTTGATGGTTTTGATAAGAAGGGATATGTATCTATCGCGTCGGCCTTTAAAGAGTCAGATATTCAAAGAATTGTTGATTGTCTTAATTCTAAAGACTTAGATGTTTCCTATGGACATCATGAAAATAACACGAAGGGAATCAACATAATCAGAATTCATAACACTGAAAAATTCTTTGAAATGACCAAGGAGTATATTGTCGATTGTATGAAATATAAGATTCCTAGAATATTAGGTGGGGTAGAAAAAATTAAGTTAGGGGTAGACAGCGTGGATGATTGGTTTAATTATCTGCGTAAATTTGGGATGGTATTCCCTTATTTGTCAACAAAATTATTTGACTCTGATATAAAAGGACTGACATCATCATCTGTTGATATCAACGGGGATGAAATAACATGTCATTCTGTTTCAGGGACTAAAACGTGTATGTCTATTTTCAATAATATGTTTTCTGCAAAGAGAAAAGGGAGGAAATCAGCGATAGATGTTTTTAATAACGATAAATTACTAAAGCATGTTCTTAATGATTGTGTAAAATATTATGGAAAAATCACAGATTCAAAAATTAGACAAGAACTAAACTCTTTTGGAGGTGTTAATAATTTTAAGCCCGTTCTTGCTAAATACATCTATAATGCGTGGTGCCCTGAAAACGGGAAGGTTTTAGATCCCTGTTCGGGATGGGGTGGTAGATTATGCGGATTTATGGTAAGTAACGCGAAATCATACACAGGAGTGGATGTCGAAACTGAATCGGTTAAGAATTTGGTAAAGCTTTACAAAAAGATGTCTCCGTTTTTCCCGGAAAAAGAGTTTAAAAACTACAAGTGTGATTTTACACAATTTGAAACAGATGAAAAATTTGATCTTGTTTTTACGAGCCCCCCTTATTTTGACGCTGAGGTTTACGGAGATGATAAAGACCAGAGTTGTGTTAAGTTCGATACCTATGAAAAATGGGAGAGCGGGTTCTTAAAGTCAATGATAGAAAAATCTTGGTCTGTATTAAACGATGGAGGAAGAATTATCCTGAATGTGCCTGATAATAAACGCCACCCGATAGCGGATGCCGTTAGGCGTTTTATGAAAGTAGAATTTGAATACAAAATAGTTATGAACGGTAGATATGGCGGGACTAAAAGATTTGAATGGCTTTTAGTGTCAGAAAAGAAAGTATAGTAAAAGGTAAGGAGATATTATAAATGAATTGGGATGAATATTTTTGCGGTTTAGCGGAGCATGTAAAAGAAAAATCAAAAGACAGAAGTACAAAATGCGGGTGTGTTATCGCATCACAGGATCACGCCGTTTTATCTGTTGGATTTAACGGTTTCCCCCGTGGGGTAAATGATGATATAGATTCCCGGCATGAGCGTCCCGTCAAATACTCATTCACAGAACACCTAAATATCGTTTAATATTATTTTTGATATAAATATGTATTTATATGGGACAAAAACATATGATGGGGCAGTTATGAAATGTC